GGGTGTTCAGCGGCGGCAGCCTGAGCGAGACCCTCAGCCGCTCGATCAGCTTCGACGCTGTGCTGACCTCCGCCAGCCTGAACATCAACCCCGACGACGCCCAATCGGTGACCGTCAACTTCCGCCCGGCTGGCACCCCCACCTTTGACTTCTCCCAGTCCTGATCCAACTCAAAATCAGCACTCGGCCCCAGGCAACTGGGGCTTTTTGCTGTCTAGTCCGCTACATTAGAACCATAAACAAGCACTTTGTATGCCTGTTCCCGTCCGCGCCATTGACCGCCTCCGCAAGGCCGCCAACCTGGAGCCCGCCAAAAAGACCGTCACCCTTAGCGACGGCAGCGACTTTGAGATGTGGGTAACTCCGCTGACCATGGCCGAGCGCGAACGCGCCCAAAAACAAGCCAAGTCCGACGACGCCAACGCCTTCGCCCTCCAGCTGCTGATCACCAAAGCCCTGGACGACACTGGCGCCAAGATCTTCAACGCTGGCGAAATCGACGTCCTGAAGAATGAAGTCAAGGACAAAGACCTGCAAGCCCTGATGCTGGCGATCCTGACCGACGGCGAGGAACCCATCGACCCAAAATCCTGAGTGCCGAGCTTCGGAAAGACACCTGGCTAATGCTCCAATTCGGAGTCGCCAAAGAACTAGGCAAGACCCTTTCCGAAATCAGCACCACGATGACCGCTGAGGAATTACTCGGCTGGAGCGCCTACTTCCAGATCCTGAACGAGGACCAGCAAAAGGAACTCGACAAGGCTAAACGCCGCCACTAACCCTGGCGGCTTTTTACGGCGTAAACTGAAGTACCAGACTATGTTCCGTAGCCGTGGCGAAATACACCGCAGACATCGAGATTGCCGTCCGCGGTGCCGCACAGGTAGATGGCCTGATAAAAAATCTTAACAGACTCAACAATTCAATCAATGTTGTTAACAGAAACGCAAAGCTGCTTGAGGGCAAAGGTTTTAACGTTGCCAGCATGGAAAACTATAGCCGTGCTGTATTTAAAGCGGAAAACGCATTAAGAAAAGCTGCACAGGGAACAAGACAAGAAGAGATGGCCGTCAGATCTCTTGTAAGCGCAATGGAGATCGAGAACAAAGCTCGCGCTAGGCGTAACTTTTTGATTGCACAAGAAGTAGCAAACCGCCGTCAAGTTACTGCTACGGCCAACGCAGGTTTTGGTCTACAAGGCCCGCAAGCAGCAAATATCCGCGCCGGTAGAGGTCCTGCATCACCCTTGCGCGGCACCGCAAACATGCCGGGCTCCCCTGCGGCACTTGCGGCAACAACGGCCGGAGGCGGTTTAGCTAGAGGAGCAGGAGGAGGAATGGCAGGGCGTCTAGGACAAGCACTAAGTAGTGCTCTTATCGGTGGAGGCTTTCCCCTGCTTTTTGGTCAAGGTGCTGGCGCGGCTGTAGGTGGTGGCTTAGGTGGTTTAGCCGGTGGTGCACTCGGTGGTGGTTTTGGGTTTGGTCTATCCATCGTCGGCACGTTACTTGGGGATATTGCATCTCGCGGCCAAGCCGTAAAACAACTGGGACAGGATTTAGGTTTTTCCGCACAACAGGCCCAAGCCCTTGCTAGCGCATTTAAAACCGCAAATACTGATGTAGAAACGTTCACTGCTGTAATCCAAAATATTCGCGGCCTTGGCTTAGAACTTGAAGACCAAGCAGAACTAATTAAATTAACCACAACACTTACTGAAAAGTACGGCGGCCAGTTTGACAAAGTAGGCAACGCAATTACATCTGCCCTGGAGTCCGGCAAAGTAAGCCAGGCAACGCTTAACCAACTAACCAGCCAAGGAATCAATATCCAGCAGGCACTTGCTGACAAACTGGGTGTCTCAAGAGATCGCCTATTGGAGATGGCCAAAAAAGGTCAAATTTCCGTTCAAGATCTTGTCGATACTCTTGTTGATGTAGGTAACAAAGGTGCTCAAGCAGTCAAAAAGCCCGCTACGGGCATTGAAATGCTCGGCAAAGCGTCCAAAGATCTCGGAAAAGCCATCGGAGATTTAGGTGGTGCAATCGTTAAATCCCTAACCCCACCATTTAACTGGCTCGCAGCAAGACTATCCGGCATTATCAGCCTCGCCGCCCAAGGCATACAAAGTATTGCTAATTTGCTTAGCGGTGGCACACAATCTACAGCTATAGCTAATGCACGCGCAAGAAAACTTTTATTTGAAGAGACAGGCGGTGCAGCCCCAATGCGCGGAAACCTAACCGTCGCACAAACAGCCCGTCTCCGCATATTAGAAACACAACAGCAAAAAGTAGTTGCCGCAGCGGAAACAAAAATAAAACCTATCGACGTTCGCGGACTGGGACAAGCAGCACCATCGGGCGGTGGTTCTGACAAAGCCGCAAAAGATGCAGCACGTTTGGCACAGCAACTCCAAGAACAACTGCGTAGCGCCAAAGACTTAGTAACCAAAAAACAAGCAGAACTAAATCTCACAAAAGCTATCTCCGAAGAAGACAAACTGAAAGGTAAATACGAAGCAACGCGTACTGAGCGTATGCAAACTTATGTAAAACTTTTGAACAAATCTTTGAGTGACGCCGAACGTGCATCTCTGGTTGAAGCACAAACACTTGATATTCAAATTTCCAGAATGGAATACGAAAAAGAACTTAGTGTAATAAGAAAACAGCAGGTAGAAGATCTATACGCCATGCTTGGTGTATCTAATCTTCTCAACCTGAACTTCGAGCGGATGGCGTCTTTTGTAGGCGCTGGTAAGCCGGGCCTAGCATTTAATCCAAATATGAATCTTGTTCCTTCTTTAACTGGCGGCGAACTAGGAGGAAAAGCTGAGCAAGCCCGCTTGGAACTCGAAAAACTCATCGCTCCAGCTGAACAACTAGCCAGCGTTGCTGAAGGCATCGGTTCAGCATTTGCCAACTCCTTTAAAGGAGTCGCTTCTGGCGCGATGACTGCTCAAGAGGCTTTATCCGCATTCTTCCAAACAGTTGCGGATCGTTTCCTAGACATGGCGGCTCAGATCATCTCCAAGTGGATCGAAATGACGATTCTGAACAGTGCGCTCCGGCTTTTCCCCGGTGGCACGCTGTTTACAGGGGCCGGTCCGGTATCCGGTGCGGCAGCGTTTAGCGGCGCTGGCATCGGATCCGCAGGCTTTAGTCTTCCGTCGCTAATTCCTATGCGAGCAGCAGGCGGTCCCGTATCTGCTGGCTCGCCCTACATCGTCGGCGAAAAAGGCCCCGAGTTGTTCGTCCCAGGCCGCAGCGGCGGTATCGTGCCCAACGACAGCCTTGGGATGGGGAGCGCCAACGTCGTGGTGAATGTGGACGCCAGCGGGTCTAATGTGCAAGGCGATGGCAACCAAGCCAGCCAGCTCGGCAAAGCCATCGGCATCGCGGTCCAGCAAGAACTCATTAAACAAAAACGCCCCGGAGGCTTGCTCGCCTAATGGCCACCTTCCCCAGCTACAACCCGACCTACTCGGCCAACAAGAGCAGTCAGCCAAATGTCCGCACGGTCCAATTCGGCGACGGCTACCAACAGCGCCTGACCTACGGCCTCAACCAAAATCCGAAAGAGTGGCGCCTCAGCTTCAACGTCACCGACGCTGACGCCGACATCATCGAAACCTTCCTAAACGACCGCGCCGCCGACAACGCCAGTTTCGACTGGACCCCACCCGACACCACCACGTCCTACAAGTGGATCTGCCCCAGCTGGACCCGCGAAATGTACGAGTTCCAGCGCAGCAAAGTTGACGTGACCTTCCGCCAGGTCTTCGAGCCTTAAACTGCTACTACAGGAGAATTGCCATGAGCACCATCGTCACCAGAGCCGGCAAGGGTTCACCTCTTACCCACGCCGAGGTAGACGCCAACTTCACGAATCTGAACACGGACAAGCTGGAGACCAGTACGGCTGCCAGCACCTATTTAACGCAGACAAATGCTGTCTTGGTTGTTTTTATTGCGAACACAACCACGCTCACCAACCAGGTACAGGCGCTGTCTGATTTCGGCACCGGCGGTTTTTCCTGGTTTGAGCTGACAACAACTAATCGGTTTAACCGCATCCGACTGAATTGCTTCGTTTCAACCCTTTCCGCAAGCGCCAATACTCCGATCATTTTTCTTCAATACAGCGCAGACACCACGTCTTGGACGACAATCGGTAGCGGCAGCGGCGCCGATGTGATCTCGTTAGCTTCCACTGGCACTAAAGTTACCGGCTGGATCACGCTGCCAACTGGCGCTGTTGGCACGGACATCTACTTCCGCGTCGCCATGCAAGGCGGTGATGCTGTTGCCGACCCCATTGTTCGCGGCTTGTCAGTTTCCTTTGAAAAGGTTTAGTAGCCCGTGACTGCTCAAGATCTTTACGTTGTTGAAGGTTACTGGGCTTACGGTTATGCCGTAGGTGAAAGCGCCTACGCATTAAATAGCGAATTACAGGCGATCAATCCAAGCGCCATCATCGAACTATTTGAGATGACGTTGGATACAACTCTGCACGGCAGTAACGACACCTACCGCTGGCACAACGGCTGTAACGCAGACATTACTGGCAACATCGTTTGGAACGGCAACGCTTACGCCCGCCTGCCCGTCAAGGCCGACGGCTTTGAGTACAGCAACACTGGCACGCTTCCGCGTCCCACGCTGATCATCAGCAATCTGGACGGCACAATGACCACACTGCTGTTACTGGTCAACGCCACCACACCCGGCAACGACCTGGGTGGCGCCACCGTCAAACGCATCCGCACCCTCAAGAAATACCTTGATGGCGAAACCGCCGCCGACCCGCACGCCAAATTCCCCGATGAGGTCTGGTACGTGGACCGCAAAGCAAGCGAAAACCGCGACTCTGTGAGCTTCGAGCTGGCCAGCAAATTCGACCTTGCCGGCGTCATGCTGCCCAAGCGCCAAATCATCGCCAACATCTGCCAGTGGAAATACCGCAGCACCGAGTGCGGCTACACCGGCAGCAACTACTGGGACATCAACGACAACGTGGTGGGCACGCTGGCACAGGACAAATGCGGTAAGCGGATCGGCTCATGCAAATTACGTTTCGGCGAAGTCGCTGAATTGCCCTTCGGATCCTTCCCCGGCGCCGGTCTGACCCAATGAAACTCAGTAAATCCATCCAAGAAGCTACCCTGGAGCACGCAAAGGCGGAATTTCCAAAGGAATCCTGCGGTTTGGTCGCCGTGGTCAAAGGCCGCAAGCGGTATTTTCCCTGCCGCAACATGGCCGAAACACCAGACGAACACTTTGTGCTGGATCCGGCTGACTACGTTGCCGCTGAAGAACAGGGCGAAATCGTGGCGGTGGTACATAGCCATCCGAAGACCAACCACGCCCCATCCCAAGCCGACCGCGTTGCCTGCGAAAAATCTGGCCTGCCCTGGCACATCGTCAACCCCCAGACCGAACAGTGGGGCTACTGCGAACCCGAAGGCTTTGAACTGCCCTACGTGGGACGCGAATTCGTCTTCGGCATCGTGGACTGCTACAGCCTGTGCCGCGACTGGTACAAACGCGAATTTGGCCTCAACCTGAGCGACTACGACCGCCGCGACCAGTTCTGGCTACGGGGTGAGAATTTATACCTAGACAACTTCGCCAACGAAGGCTTCTACCCCATCCCGCTGGAAGAACTGCAGTACGGCGACGCGATCTTGATGCAGCTTGCATCACCGCTGCCCAACCATGCTGCTATCTATCTAGGTGACCAACTGATTTTGCACCACTTACAAGGACGGCTCAGTAGTCGAGATGTGTTTGGGGGCTATTATCTGAAGAGCACCGCCCGAGTCCTGCGGCATGAAAGTCGTTAAGGTCTACGGCGCACTCCGCAAAAAGCTGGGTCAGTGCCGCTTCCAATTTGAAGCCGACACCCCAGCCCAAGCCCTCAAGGCACTTTGCGTCAACTTCCCCGGCCTTGAAAAGTGGCTGCTGGATAGCGAAAAAGACGGCGTTGGTTATCGCGTAACCCTCGGAAAAGAAAAAATTACCGAACAAAACGCCGTGTTGATTGCGGCTCCATTTAGTGAGCGCGAAGTTTTTAGCATTACGCCCGTAATTGTTGGCGCTGGCGATGGTGCCGGACAGATTTTTGCGGGCATTGGTCTTATTGCTTTGGCGATTATTGCCGGTCCTGCTGGAGCAGGTTTTCTTGGTCTTGGAGCAGGTATTTTTTCGGGCGCAACGGCAGCGGCAGTCTCAACATCTCTGGGACTTATCGGCACATCACTTGTTATCGGCGGCATTGCACAAGCCATTTCACCTTCTCCAGTGCAATCCACGTCAGTGCTTGAGCGAGGGCGCGAAGCTGCAAAACTTGAATCGTTCAGTTTTTCTGGCATCGTCAACACATCAAAGCAAGGCTTGCCAGTCCCGATCGCTTACGGTCGTTTGTTTGTAGGTTCTGCCGTTATTTCAAGCGGTCTTGATGTAGAAAGCACCGGAACAGGCCAACCAAGCGCACAGGCAATCGCTGAAGCCGCCATTTCTCAAATGTTCCGTAAAGGTTGATGAAACGAATTGTTGGCTCTGGCGGTGGTGGCGGGGGCGGTTGCTTCTTGGGGCACACCCTTGTGGCAATCCCCGGCGGCACATGCCGCATTGATGAACTGCAGGCTGGCGATCTTGTTCTAAGTTTTGACGATGAGGGCGGACTGCACGAAGCCAAAATCCTCAAGGTTCACGAGCACGAAGGCGAGCGCGTCATTCGCTACACGCTCTGGGGCGGACAGCATCTTGATGCCACCCCGAACCACTGGGTTCTCAACCAGTTCAATGCCTTCGTTGAGATCGACACGCTTGGTTCTGACGACTGCCTTGTTGACGCCAACGGCCACCTGCGCCCCATCGTCAGCAAAGCAGAGGCAGGTCTTGGCACGGTCTACAACCTGACAGTCGAAGGCCACCACACCTTTATCGCCAACAACATCCGCGTCCACAACGCGGGCTTGGGTCTCGGCATCGCTGGTGCTGGCGGCGGAGGCGGTGGTGGCGGCAAAGGCGGCGGTGGTGGGCAGTCTCGTACGCCAACCGAAGCCGATGATTCGCTGCAGTCAATTCAATACGCAAGTGTATTGGACCTGATTAGTGAAGGCGAAATTCAAGGATTAGACAATGGCGCCAACAGCATTTACTTGGACGGTACGCCAGTTGTAGATGCGAGTGGCAATGATAATTTTCGCGGTTATGCGGTTACAACACGTAATGGCACGCAATCTCAAGCAGCGATCGCAAGTTTAAGTGGCGGAACCGAATCGGAAGAGGCGGTCGGCGTCCAACTTTTTTACAACACACCAATCACCAGAACCATAACAGATTCAAACATTGACCGCTTACGAGTTACTGTTCAAGTACCTAGCCTTCAAATTTTAGAAGACGACGGGGATATTGTTGGTCATAGCGTGCAACTAAAAATTCAAATTCAATACAACGGAGGTGGCTATACAGACGTTCTGACCGATACAATTAGCGGCAAAACAGGCACCTCGTATCAACGTGATTACAACGTAGGTTTTGACGGAAGTTTTCCGATTGACGTTCGCGTTATAAGACTTAGTGCAGACGAAACATCTTCAAAACGTCAAAATAACATTTATTGGCAAAGTTATACGGAAATTATTGACGAAAAACTGCGTTATCCCAACAGTGCCTTGGTTGGCCTGCGTTTTGATTCGCGTGATTTCAACAGTATTCCTGCTCGTAAATATTTAATTCGCGGTATCAAAGTTCAACTGCCAAGCAACGCTACCGTTGATACCACCACGTACTTGGGTCGCGTCACCTATTCCGGCGTCTGGGACGGCACCTTCGGCGCTGCAACGTGGTGTAACGATCCCGCGTGGTGCCTCTGGGATTTGCTGACCAATACCCGCTACGGCGCCAGCATCCCCACCAGCAGCCTGGATCGCTACGACTTTTACGCCATTAGCCAATACTGCAACGCCCTTGTTGACGACGGCAAAGGCGGCTTGGAACCCCGCTTCTCCTGCAACCTGCTGATTAACAGCCGCGACGAGGTTTATAACGTCATCCAAGAGATGACCAGCCTGTTCCGTGGCATCGCGTATTACGGCGCCGGCTCGCTGGTGCTCCAGCAAGACAAACCGACCGACTCGCAATATCTGCTCGGACAAAGCAATGTTGTTGATGGCATTTTTGTTTACAGCGGCACATCACAAAAAGCACGCCACAGCGTCGCAACTGTTGCTTGGCAGTCTTACGACACCCTCGGCGAAGTTGAGTACGAATACGTCGAAGACGCAGACGCTGTAGCCAAATACGGCATCATCAACAAAGACATCAAAGCCCTCGGTTGTTACAGCCAAGGTCAAGCCCATCGCGCTGGTAAGTGGGCACTCCTTAGCGAACAAAACCTGACCGAAACCGTCACCTTCTCGGTGTCTATCGACAGCGGCATCATCCTGCGCCCTGGGATGGTGATTGATGTTGCCGACCCGATGAAAGCTGGCACACGCCGCAGTGGCCGCGTCAGCTCTGCCACCACAACCACCATCACGGTTGACTCCAGCAGCAGTCTGTCCGTCAACCTCGCAAGCAACCCACGCATTTCGGTCATCCTGCCCAGCGGCAACGTCGAACTCCGCCCAATCCAATCCATCAGCGACCGCACAATCACGGTCGGCAACCCATTTAGCGAAGCGCCCAACGCCAACGCCATCTGGCTGATCCAAACCGACGACATCGAATCCCAGCAATTCCGCGTCCTCAACGTCGCTGAATCGGACGACGGCATCTTCGGCGTCACCGCCCTGCAATACAACAGCAGTATCTACAACGCGATTGAAAGCGACAACACGCTGACCACCCGCGACATCAGCAACCTCAGCGACCCGCCCGATGCAGTCAGCAGCATTGACGGCACTGAATACCTCTATCAAGACGGCCAAAGCATCTTTTCCGGCTTCACCCTGAGTTGGATCAGCCCCAAAGATCGCGTTTCTGAGTTTCGCGTTAAATACCGCGTCGATAACGACAACTGGCAGCAGGTCAACACCACCTCTCCGTCAATCAAGATCCTCAATACGCACCCTGGAACGCTTTACGTACAAATTCAGGCGTACAACTACGTCAACAAGGGTGGTGCAATCGCAACCGATCAGTTTGTCTTACTTGGTAAAACTGCAGTTCCAGGAAATGTTCAAAACTTAAGCTTTGAAGCCATCAACGCCAACTCCGGCCGCCTGCGCTGGGACGAGACCGTAGACCTCGACGTAAAAGTCGGCGGCAAAATTCATATCCGCCACAGCAACCTGACCGATGGCAGCGCCAGCTGGAGCAACAGCGTTGACCTGATCCCCGCCAAATCCGGCAGCTCCACCGAGGCCATCATCCCGCTGGTGGAAGGCGAAGTGCTGGTCAAGTTTGAGGACGATGGTGGCCGCCAAAGCGCCAGCGAAACCAGCATCATCATCGACCTGCCCGACACGCTGGCACCCCTCACGCTGATCAACCGGCGCGAGGACCAAGACGCGCCACCCTTCCAGGGCACGCGCATCAATACCTTCTACAGCGACGAGTTTGACGCCCTGACGCTGGACGGCTCGGAATTATTTGACACCGTGCTTGACGTGGACGCCATAATTACGTTCGACGTGATTGGTGACGTTCAAAGTTCCGGCACCTACGACTTCGCCACCACGGTCGATTTCGGCAATACCTTCTCCATCGACTTCAGCCGCTACTTCGTCACCCGTGGCTACTTCCCCAGCGACCTGATTGACAGCCGCCTTGCTGATGTGGACGCTTGGAGCGATTGGGACGGCGGCGTGATCGACGCGGTGAACGCCATCCTCGAACTCCGCAGCACCACCGACAACCCCAGCGGCACGCCGACTTGGAACGCATGGCAGCCGTTCGTCAATGGCACCTTCCGTGGCCGTGGCTTCCAGTTCCGCACCACGCTGACCAGCAACGACGTTGCCGAAAACATCCTCGTGGATGAGCTGGGCTACCTCGCCACTGTTCAGCGCCGGACCGAACAGAGCAACGCTGCAGTGAGCGGCACCACCAACACCGCCGTGACGTTCCCCTATCCGTTCTTCACTGGAACGGCCAGCATCGGCGGCCTAAACGCCTATCTGCCCAGCGTCGGTGTGACGGCACAAAACCTGCAGGCCGGCGATTACTTCCAGATCTCCAACGTGACCGGAACGGGCTTCCAGATCAGCTTTTTCAACTCCGGCGGTAGTCCCGTCACCCGCAACTTCACATGGAGTGCAACCGGATATGGACGGCAGGGCTAAACTTCTTGTATTAAAGGACGCCTGATTCGTGGCTCAGCACGATTACGTCATAGCCAACGGCACAGGGGCGGCAGTCCGTTCAGACCTCAACGGTGCCCTTGCTGCAATCGCCACGATCAATAGTGGCGCCACTGCACCGACCACTACTTACGCCTTCCAGCTCTGGGCAGATACCACCACCGGCCTGCTCAAGATCCGCAATGCCGCCAACTCGGCTTTCGTAACCGTTGGCACGCTGGCCTCCACGAACCTCGGCCTCGCATCTCTGGCTGGCGCCACGTTCACCGGCAACGTTATCCTCGCCACCACGACGGCACTGGAACTGCCGGACGGCACCACTGCCCAACGCCCCGGCACCCCGGTCAACGGGATGATCCGGTACAACACCACCCTTAACCAGTTCGAGGGCTACAAAGCCAGCGCCTGGGGCGCCATCGGCGGCGGTGCAACGGGTGGATCGTCTGATGACATCTTCTACGAGAATGGCCAGACGGTCACCACCAATTACACTTTGACTGCGAACAAAAACGCCATGTCGGCTGGACCGATCACAATCAACGCTGGGGTGACCGTTACGGTGCCCTCGGGCGCTTCTTGGGTGGTGGTGTAAGTCATGCCAATCGCAATCAACGGCTCTGGAACAATCACCGGCATTAGCGCAGGCGGCTTGCCCGATGGCGTGATCACCACGGATGACATTGCGGCAGATGCTGTCACCAGCGCAAAGATTGCTAGCGGCGCGATTGTTAATGCTGATGTTAATGCCAGTGCTGCGATTGCCGACTCCAAGCTGACCGGCACGACTTGCAAAGCGTTCGTGAACTTCAACGGCACCTCGACGGTGGCGATCCGCGCCAGCTACAACGTGAGCAGCATTACGGATAATGGGACGGGGGACTATACGGTGAACTTCACGACGGCGTTAGCGGATGCTAATTATTGCATTACCGGAACAATGGGGGACTATATAACTGCCAACACGGCAAGATCGGTTTCAGTTTCTACTGCAACTGCTCCATCAACTTCTGCTGTTCGAATTGTCAACATAGGCACTGGAAGTGCTGAAGACCAAGCCCGTGTTTCCGTCGCCATCTTCCGGTAACCCATCATGAACAGAATCATCTACCAAAACGAGACCGGCGGAGTCTCCATCATCATTCCCACCGAGTCCGTCGAACTGGCTCTCAAGGATGTACCCGAAGGCGTGCCCTACGAGATTGTGGACGAAGCCGACATCCCCAGCGACCGCTACTTCCGCAATGCGTGGGTCATGGGCGACTGCTGCGTAGAACACGACCTTGATAAGTGCAAAGAGATTGGCCACGACCATCGCCGCCAACAACGCGCTGAGGAGTTCGCCCCCTACGACGAGGTGATCGCCAAACAGATCCCTGGTGCTGATGCCAGCGCTGCTGAAGAAGCCCGCCAGCAGATCCGCGACAAATACGCCCTGATTCAAGACGTGATCGAAGGCGCGTCTACTCCTGACGAAATCAAGACCGCCTTGGAGGCAAACCAATGACACTCAGACTGAACGGCAGCACATCGGGCTATACCGAGATCGACGCTCCGGCGGTGGCTGGTTCGAACACACTGGTGCTTCCGACTGGTAATGGGTCAGCCGATCAGGCGCTGGTCACCAACGGCAGCGGCACGTTGAGCTTTGCTGATCGCGGGCGGATGACGCTTGCCACCGCGCAGAACAGCACCAGTGGCACTTCGATTGATTTCACCAGCATCCCGAGTTGGGTGAAGCGGATTACGGTGATGTTTAACGGGGTGAGTACAAATGGGACATCATTTGTTCAAGTGCAGCTAGGGTCAGGCACTTTTACAACATCAGGCTATTCGTCAGCTGCTTCGGACTTAGCTGGATCAGTTAGTACGAGTACATCGACAACTGGCATTCTATTCACAAGAAATGGTGCAGCTGTTGACGCTAGAACCGGGATGATGCGGATCGCAAATTTAACCGGAAATACTTGGATTGCCGAGTCAGCGTCTTTTCTTACAAATGCTGCAATTACAAACATTTCGTCTGGACAAATTGCTTTATCCGCCACCCTAGATCGCGTTCGCATCACCACCGTCAACGGCACCGACACCTTTGACGCCGGGTCGATCAACATTCTTTACGAGGGCTGATCATGAGCACGCTATCTACCACCAACCTCAAGAACCCCAGCGCCAGCGGCAACAACATCGTGCTGGCAGCCTCCGGGCGGGTGACGGTACTCAGCGCCACGGCCACCATCGCAACGCTCACCGATGGCGCGACCATCACCCCGGACTTTGACGCGGCCTGCAACTTCGCCGTGACCCTCGGCGGCAACCGCACGCTGGCGAACCCCACCAACATCGCAGCCGGCCAAAGCGGCAGCATCTTCATCAGCCAGGACGCCACCGGCTCCCGCACCCTCGCCTTCGGCAGCAACTGGGACTTCATCAGCGGCACCGCCCCCACGCTGACCACCACCGCCAGCGCCGTTGATCGCATCGACTATGTGGTCCGCAGCAGCACCTCAATCCACGCCGTCTTTACCGCCAACTATTCATGAGCGCGTTTCACGACTCTGCACTGGTTGGTGCTAGCGGCCAGCAGGGCTACCAGATCTCGCGCAGCCTGCGGTTCAACTATCCAGATTCGGCGTATTTAAGTCGAACACCTGCTGCTGTAGGTAATCGTCAAATCTTTACTTTTAGCATGTGGGTGAAGATTAGTGGCGGCACTAATGATTGCTACTTGTTTGGCTCAGGAAATAGCGCAGGTACCGGAGAGTATGTTAGCTCTTGCGAGATTGCCACCAACGGGGTTTTGTCGATCAGATCTGATAATCAAAACAATTTCACATACAATACCGTTTCCACGGTTGCTTTATTTCGTGATCCGTCTGCGTGGTATCACATTGTGGTGGCAATAGACACTCCACAAGCAAATAGCTCGGACAGGGTAAAAATCTACGTCAACGGCGTATTGCAGTCAACCGCAGGCAGCAGCTATCCATCGCAGAATTTTGATTATGGCATCAACACTAGCGGCTACACTCAATACGTTGGCGGCGCGATGCGTTCTGGCCTTCGTTACGGCAACGGTTATTTCACCGAAATCAACTTCATCAACGGCCAAGCCCTGACCCCCAGCAGCTTTGGCGAGACCGACACCATCACCGGCGTCTGGAAGCCGAAGAAGTATGCCGGCACCTACGGCACCAACGGCTTCTATCTCAACTTCGCGGACAACAGCGGCACCACTAGCACCACGCTGGGCAAGGACAGCAGCGGCAACGGCAACAACTGGACGCCCAACAACTTCAGCGTGACCGCTGGCGCCGGCAACGACAGCATGATCGACACCCCAACGCCCTACGCCGATGGCGGCAATGGCAGGGGGAATTACTGTGTTTTGAACCCCTTGACAGTAAGTAACCCTGTCACCCCGTCAGACGCTGGGACGCTATCAAACGGGAATTTGACTCTTGTAACCCATGCCAGCACCGGTTCTGGCGCCGCTGGCACATTTGCTGTAAATATACCAACAGGGCAGAAATGGTACTGGGAAGTCACGCCAACATCTGGCGTTACAGCTGCCTCTCAAGCCGCTCAGATTGGCATAGCAAA